CCAGCTGGTATAGACATTACACCAGGTTCATTTTTTACAGTAGCGTAAGAATCACCTGCTTGTGCGCTTGTACTAGAGCTGTTCGACGAACTTACGTAATAGGTATCATCGTCAATATTAACACCAGACGGTGCTAAAGTTAAAACTTCATAACCTGCAATATCACTAGCTAATTCAGAGAAATAATAAGTACGACCATATACTGATGCTCCAGTTGGACCAGAAAACCCGGACATACCTGTAAAACCTGAAAAACCGCTTATACCTGAAGTACCAATAAAGCCAGAAAAGCCGCTTGTACCACTGTAACCAGAAAAACCAGTATCGCCTTTAATTTGACCCACATTAACCCAAGAAGTACCGTTCCATACGTATAAATGTCCAGAGTCTTCAACTATATAACCATCTCCTATATTACCATAATAAGGTAAAGGTAAAAGAGATGCGGTAGTTACCGAACCAACAATAGTAACAGAAGAACCGTTAACACCGGAATAACCTGATGCACCAGCTGCTCCTGAATAACCTGACGAACCTGTACCTGCAGGGCCTGTACTACCAGAGAAACCGCTGTAACCAGAGCCTAATAAAGCTTGCCCCAAACCTGCACTTATTTCTAGAATTGCTACATTTAAAGAATTAAAGTTATTGTTGAGTGTTACTCTACTAGTTTGTACAAAATCTGTAGGTTGTAAAGTAACAACGCCGCTATATCCTGACAAACCACCAGGTATTGTACCAGCTATTGCACTAACTTGTTGTATTGCTGTATTTAATACACTAAAGTTATTGTTAATAGTTGGTAAACTATTGCTAAGTGTTTGTGTAGCGGGTATTACTGTGATGTTAGCCATGTTTAACTATATTATTTATACTGTTAACCAAGTATATGAGTTGCCGTTCCAAGTAAATGTGGATTCCATCCAGTCAATCTCTTGAGCGTTAACCATTGCTACATATACACCGTTATGAGCATAAGGTAATTGTGTTGGAGCACCAGGTTGATAAGTGTCTTGAGATAAAATAGAATATCCAGCGTCGTTAACTACTACGATATCAAAGTAAGTTGTACCTGCACTTAAACTTGGTGCCTGATAATTTACGTATAACTTATTATTATTAATAATTTCGTAATTTAAAACAGGTAGTAAACCAGATAAACTTGGATATTTTGCAGATAAAGAAGGAACTGTTGAGAAAGCTGTTAATGTAACAGTATTGTTGGTGCCTAAAAATGCATTAGGTATGTTACCACTAACATATACTGCAGTGGTGTAATCAAACATATCACCTAATAATGTACATGTACCGGAAAGTTGTATAGGTGTAATCCAGCGATCGGTGTAACTGATATACGGACGAGCAGAAACAGTAACAGTTTCATTATAAGGTGTACCATTTAACTGATTTATTACATCGTAAATTGAGCCATAATCTGCTTCTCCTTGTGGAACCTCATTAACAGCATATAAATTGCTATCAATCTTAAATATTCTTCCAACCGGGTCTGTATTTGCCTTAAACAGCCAACCTTTAATTGTAAATGCAGTATCACAAGTAACTTGAGTAGGTTGATTGTGATTTATATCGATAGGATACCCCATTTTTAAGCTTCCATCCCACAATATTTCAGTTCTTATTTCTTGACCAGGTACCGCATCATTAGTCCAAGAAATTATAAAATAAGGATCACTCCATGGAACGAAATTACTGAGAATTTGATCCATATCTGTCTGGAAACGAGTTAAAATGCTAACATTAACAGTAATATTAATTGGAACTGGCTGTAAAGAGTGTACACTAGAAGAATCGGTAGAATTAATGTTATAATAGTGCCCCTGTAATTTATTGAACACTCTATTAACATCACGAGATATTGAACCTATACTAAAAGCTACCGCAGGAAGCGTTATTGTCTGCGCTTTATCTACTATATCATGTAAAACTCTCTGTTTTGGAGAGTAAACATAGCGGACTGCTACAGCTTGCCCAGCATTCCGAGTATTATCATACCGCTTCACTATAGCCCCGTCAAAGGCCTGTAGGAATTGCGTTAATAAATCCTTAATTTCCCAGTGATAGTTGTATGACTGCACAACTATACTTACATGATTCTATTTAAAAAGTGCCCTGGCAATATATTTGTATTTTTCTTTATAACGGTACCTGCAGATCCGTCTAGGATATATGTAACGCTTGTATCTTCTTTAGTTCTTGTACAGCGACCAGCAGCCTGGATTAAACTAATGAACATCTTCATTGTGTACCAATGCTCATCTTTCTCTTTAAGCATGTTAATACGCTTACTTTCTAAAGACATATACGGCATTTTTATGATAATTTGCCATTTTCCGAAGTCTCCCTTAAGATCTAACCCCATAGTCAATGAAGGACTAACTAAAACTGTAGGGTCTGTACGTAAAAAGTGTTCATTTATTATAGATTCGTTAGTAGTACCCTCTTCTCTATACAAAAATCTCTTACCATACATCTTATTTTGTAAAGCTTGTGTTATACTAAACGAATGAGTGTGTATAATTCCCTTCTCATCTTTGTGATGTTCAGCAATTTGCTTTACAATATCAATAACTTTAGGTAAATTCTTATCAATTACCTTTTTGTTCAAAGGAAACTTATTGTGAAGGTAAATAGGGCTCTTCTTCGGGTCAAAAGTCGACTGTAAATCGATGTATTTGTAGTTAGTTATACCAAGACTTTTAGCAAAAATATCACGATCTACTATAGTAGCACTCATTAACACTACAACTTCTGCATAATCAAACAAACAATGAGTAAGTTTGTCGATTTTTAATGGCATTACCATCACTTTTTCAGCGTTTTTCTCTACTATATACTGTGCATCTTCCCAGTGATTGACTGTGTGTATAATAGAATCGTATATTTCTTTGCGTTGCTGTTGTTTTGATAGTTCTATTTTATTTTTTTCGAAACGAGATCTGTTAGAAAACGTGCTTATTACATCTTCTAATTCAGTACACACGTCAGATAACCACCCGAGCACGTCTGCTGTTACTTCAGACGTAAGCTTGGTTACTTTTACATCGAGATAAGCCATTTGCTTATAGTTAACTACAGCAGAAAAGTTTTTTACTATCTCATCCTCTAATTCAGAACACTCATCACACACTATAATTTGACGTCTTTTGAGATAATCAGGTAGATTAAAAAATGATGCGTAATTTAATACAGTAAACTTGTTTACTAATGCTTTATTTCGTGTTTCATAGTAAGGACAAACACAATCATTCCAGCACGTCTTTTTAAGGTTTTGTGCAATTACACAAGGTGCTTGATCTACAGTAAAGCTATCATCAACTTCGCATTGATAGTTAGTCTTACCTTTAAATATAACCCCGTCATTAAACAGTTTACCGTACTGATCTTGCAAAGCTTTAGTAGTAGTTAAAGCAAAAGTACCGTGAGGATCAAATCTGTTAAATGCACCTTCGAAGTCTTTGTCGTATGCACTATAATTGTATACTAATTTTGCATATTCTGAGTTAGCTTCATCAGTGGTATTAGCAAGTGTTTTACTAAAAAACGATTTACCTGAACCAGTAGGTGCCTGGACTATGATAAACTTTGTTCCAGAGTTTATAGCATCTTGTATCTGGTTTAATCCAGCAATTTGATGTTCTCTAGGTTCAAAGCCAGGAGGAAAGTATTCAAGTAAGTTTTTTTCTAGCTTCATTATTTAAGGTAATACAGTATTATACTGTATCTTTAATGTATTACAAGCCTGAAATGGTTAAAACACTATCGTAAAACCGGCTATTTTTGACTTTGGTAACACCCTTAAGAGCGATCAACAAATCAAAGTCATTTTCTGCAAGTGTTTCTAATCTATAATCAAAAAACACTTTGTTTTCTTCTTCAAATGCAGAGTACGGAAACGGAATTTCAAACGTTTCTCTTTTTTTCTCGTTTACTAGTATAAACGATAAATAGTTACCAGATAATTTATACAAAAGAAGCTTGCCGCTTTTGTAAGCCTTATGTTTAAAATTAAAAGTTACCTCTCTCTGTAGAAGAGGTTTAATTAAATTATCTATTTTATCGGTCATGTATGCATAAACTGTACTTTTTCAGATTCCGTCATCTTTGCAAGTACAGTGTTAAAATATTTCCAAAACTGTTCAGGGTTTTTAGTGTTTATGGCGCTAACTACATCAACACTTTCTGCAGGTATTAGCCTAAAATCCTGAAGAAATATGTCCCATGTCATAACCAAACCTTTTTCTTCAGGACTGAACTTTAATCTATTAGGAGCACCGTGAAAGTTTAAAGCCAAGCGACCTGGAGTACTATTAAGTAGATTTGTATCGTTAGTTGCTAACATTCTTCTAAAGGTACTTCCAGGTAGTGGTCTACGTCTGTTAAACCTAAGTTCAACAACGTTGGTATTGAGTATTTGTACTAGAGTGCCTGGAGACATCCATATTACTTAGCAGGTACTGCTCTACCGAAGATACGTTCTTCGTTAAGAAATACGATGTTCTTTAATCCGTTCATCTTAGCGCATTTAATTCCGAAGTTACTTGGGAAAATTACATGGTCGCCTACCTTGGTTTTACAACGAGGTCCAGCAATAATAACCTTAGCAACACGCCAAGCAGATTGTACCATGTTTACCGGTACAAAAATACCATCTCTCATAATTTGTGTATTATCTTCATTACAATCTGCAAACTGGCACATCATAATATCATCTAGAAGTGATTCAAGCTTCCAATCGCTAAGATTAATATCAGAACCCATGTAGTTGTCGAGCTGAACAAGACCTTTTACATTATCTGTTTCAATATCTTCATTTGCTTTTAAAGCAACTTCGCGGTCACGAGCATCTAAATGCTTTAAATCTCTCTCGAGTTTATGTTGTAGATTTTTTTTCATTCGGTATTAATAAATTAAATTGTTGTATGTAAAGACTTACCTCTCGGCTCGATATTTCAAGGTTGTTTGCAACTTTTTGTACAGACGGATTAGTAGCACTATCTGCTTCTTTTTTAGCCTTTTTAATATAGCTAATTTTTTTGAACTTACAAGTCGGAATAACAGTTTTTAATGCTATATACCAGTCTTTATTGTTTTCAAAACATCCCCAGTATCTATTAGTAGTATCATTAACGATCTGTGCAATAGGGGTAGAATGCATAGAACACCAACGCTGGATAAGGAATGGTTGAAATTCCTTATCCTCGTTGAGATTGCTAATATCAGACTCTTTACTTTTATAAAGAATCTTATTTAAGTGATCAAACATTAAACAATAACTTTAGCAGTAGCTACAAAAATATTATCAACCATTTGATAAAACTGTTGATGTACTTGTAACTGAAACTTCTCAGCTTGTTCAGGTGTTAAATTAGTACTATATGCAAAAGCAGGTGCTTGTTTACCAGCAGTAATATTAATACCTGTATGCCCAATAGCTATATTGTCTTTAGAATATGTAATACTAACAGAAGCTTTACCTTTTTGCTGTACAATACCACCTTGTGTAAATTCACCATGAACTATTAAGTCATCGCCTTTCATCTCAATAGGCTTCTTAATATAAGTGTGTAAAATATTAGCAATTGCAGTATTAAACAAGCGCTGAAAACAAACCGCGCCGAATGGATCTAGGTTAGGTATTTCCCAGCAGAAATTAATCATAGAATCGCTATAGATATAGTCTTTTTCTAAAGAATCTTCTAAATCGATAAGGTTTAATGTAACTTCTACAGGGGCAACGTAACTA